ACCGTCGGGGAGCGGACGGTCATTCTGCGCCTGCGTCCGCAGGTCAGCCTGCTCCAGATTATCGCCCTGCGCGTTTTGCAGGCGGAGGAGCTGGCCGCCATTCTCGAACTGCCGATATGGTAGGGGGTGCGTCGCGCGGCGAGGTCTGACATTCCCTCGCAAGCGATCCCGGATTGCTCCGGTCCTACGGCCGTCAGTTTCACCGTGTAACGCGCGACGCTGTCTCTATTTAGGCGCGCCAGCGCCCCCCGACAAGCCGTCTCCTGCGCGCCATGCTCGACCCCGGCATTTCGCAAAGGAGCCGTTTTCATGTCACCCCGTCGCGTCGGCGTCCTTGTCGCCGCCATGCTGGTCGCGCCCAGCGCCATTCTCGCCCAGACGACCAAGCCCATCGCTGCGCCCGGCGCGCTGACACCGCAGACCGCCATCGCCTTCGGCGCGATCGGCGAGAAGGCGACGCCCGTTACGCCTGCAACGCCGCTGCCGGTCGGCGGCGTGCGTGAGGCGTTCCAGCTTGCCGATCGCAACACCGCCGCCGCGTCGGTGAAGCTGTATGGCGGCGACTATGTCTTTTCCCAGACCTGCTCGGCCTATGGCTCGGTCAAGCTGGAGGTGAAGGGGCCGGACGGCACCACCTGGCTGGCGATGACGACCAGAACCACTGCCGATACGACCTCCGGGTCGGGCTTCGCCTTTGGCTCGGGTGCCGAGGTGCGCGTTAGCCTGTCCGGGACGACGGGGTGTTTCGCCAGCCTGTCGCGGGTGCCCGCATAATGTCGCGGTGGATCCTCCGCGAAGGCCTGGGCGGCGGGCAGGTGCCGGGCTTCGTGCCGCCATCCTGGGTGCCGACGCCCGTCGTCGATGCCAGCCGCTTCATGTTCTGGTCGACCCGGTCGCGCTTTCCGTCCGGGGCATTGGTGACGGCAGCTTCTGCCACGCCATACGTGATGACGCGGATTGTGCTGGCGTCGCCGACCCATGTCGTCACAAATCCCCGATTTCATTTCTCCGGCTTCGCCTGCACCGAAGGCAGCAACAGCCCGCAGGAAACCGTGCTGCCGGGCAACGCGATGCTGATCGACGGCGTCTGGATCAGTGTGAACGGTGCGGCGGCGATCCCTCTGACCTTCGGCGGGCAGGCGGGCGTCTCGATCGCCAGCGGCAATGTCGGCGCATGGACCGACGAGCCGACTGTCAGCGTCCCGCCCGAGGCCAGCGTCGCGGTCTACACGCTTTACCACACGGCGGCCGGGGAAAAGCAAATTCCGGTCTATCGCGTGCAGACGGCGCGCGGCGAACGCGTGTGGGGCGCAACCGATGCCGCCAGCCTGACGCCGATGCTCGCCGCGCCCGCGACCGCCTCGACGGCCTCGCTGGATACCGGCTTCGGCCAGTCGATGCCCGCATACTATGGACCTGACTTGACCGTTGCGCGTGGCTGGGACGGCCGCCCGGTGGCCATCTGTATGGTGGACTCGATCGGTGAAGCCCGACAGGAATTTGCTGCCGAGGCCGACGCGCGGGGCAATTTGGGGTGGCTAAGGCGATGGCTGGATGTGGACGACCAGACCTATCGGCGCGTGCCGTTCATGATGATGGGCTGCCCCGGTGCCGGGTCGGTCCGCGAACTGACGACGAACGCACTGCTGAGATGGCAGGTGGTCGACCAAGCGGCTGGATTTAACGCCGGATCGGCTCTGCCCTTCAGCGTGGCGATCGACCAGCTTGGCCAGAACGACACCAACGCTTCGGCTGCGACCATGCAGAACAACTGGGGCATATTGGTGGACCGCTTCAAAACGCGTTATCCTGGCATCAAAGTCGTACCCGCCGGGACTTTTCCCCGGACCACCTCGACAGACCTTTTCACGAGCCGCCAAGGCCAGACCTGGGCCACATACAATGAGTGGGCCACGATCACGAATGGCTGGGGGAACGGGAATAAATCGCAGCTGGAGGCATTCAAGCAAGCGGGTGCCGGTGGCCGGACATCCGGCTATATCGACACTCGGGCGGCGTGGTTTGATGCGGCCTATCCCGGCACCTGGCCCGCCATCCCGGAGACTTACACACTCGCTGCGCAGGCGGGCACGGACGGTAGCACCGCCTACACCTCTTTCCAGACGGCGACCGCGCCCCGCCTTGCCGATATTCTGGTAGGAGGCGGTGCGGCATTGCAAGTATTGGCCGTGACGGGAACGGGGCCTTACACCGTGACGACCAGCGCCAGCACTGTGGTCATCCCCGCCGGGACGGCCATGCGGCCGCAGACCTCACCCGAGGGGGTCCACCTGATGTCAGCTATGGTCGCGGTGGCGGTCGCCACTATCCCGCAGAGTCAGAAGGTGAGCCTGGGTAACTAATGGACAGGAACTGTCACATCGCGACCTGCGCAAGGACTGAACTGGCGTTTAAAACCCGTTTCAGAGCCTCGAACTGTCACACCCGTGACACTTAGACGGTCAGCCTCCGAAAAGCCCGATTTTCAGCCATTCCCATCCCAGCATAGCCCAGAATGGCCCGGCCAATCCCACCGCCCCACGATGTGACAGTTCATGACCCCCTACAGCCATTCGACGCTCGCGGTCCAGCGCGCGCCCGTCTTCGCCATGCGGGTCGCGGTCACGCTCAGCCCCGCCACCCGCCACCCGTCCGCTAGAATCTCTGCCAGTCCGATCGCCTCAGCCGCCTGGACGCAGGCGCGCAGCCGTCGGGGCTGTTCGCCCTCATCGGTCAGGGTCAGCGCGACGCGCAGCTCGCGCCCCTCGATTCCCGCCGCGCCCCAATCACTGTCGCTCGGCTCGCCCAGCACGGCTTGCGGCACGCTCGCCCGCACCGGCACCACATCGAACAGGGCCACCCCCAGCGGCGCGAGCGCGGGGCGGAGCGCGGTCATCAATCCGGCCCGCAGTGCCTCACGCGCGGTCATGCCCGCCTCGGCCCGTCGAGCCGCATCCGCCGATAGGGCCGCCAGAGTGCGGCAACGGCGGCAGGCGGCACGGCGGCGGCATCGCGATTGTCGAACAGATGCGCCCCCATGATCGCCACGCCATGTGCGATCTCGGGCGGCAGGCTGTCCCAAGCCTCGGCCAGGCCTGCACGATAGCGCACCGTCGCGGCCTCCTGCATGCGAACCCAGCCGCGCCCGTCCCGGTCGATCGCGTTTTCCCCGCCGGACAGGATCGTCACGACCGGCGTCGCCGCCAACGCCTGCCACGCTACCGATCCCGGCATCGGTTCCTCGACCAACCGCTGAATCAGCATCTGCCCGCAAAAGGATTCGGCCAGTCCCAGCGCAACGCCCGCCACGCGCTCGACCAGCGCCGCTTCATTGCCCTCTTCCAGCCGAAGCAATGCGCGCACCGCGCCCGCCGCCGCCGTCACGGTCGCAAGGGGCATGGCCTCCTTCGTCCCGCTCATCATGAATTCTCCTTCACCGATACAAGTTGCGACAAGCTCGACACACGGGCGTCACAGTTGGCGCGCAGAGAGTCCGACAGCCGCTGCCCGCCTCCCCCTTGGGCACCGGCCATGCCGACCCCGCGCCCCCCGGCCGGTTCGGCATCCTCCCTGAACTACGGGGCAGCCCTTTGTCGGCTGCCCCGATTTTTCAGGAACTTAGGCCGTCGCGAACTTCATCAGCTTGATCGCCTCCGAGTCACTGACGCAGCCGCCGACTCGCCGCGTGGCGTAGAAGGTGACGAACGGCTTGTTGCTGTACGGATCGCGCAGGATCGCGGTCTCGGCGCGTTCGGTGATCAGATAGCCCGCCTGGAAATTGCCGAAGGCGATGGCACAGGCATCCTGTGCGACATCGGGCATATCCTCCGCCTCCACGACCGGATAGCCGAGCAGCGTGGCGGGCTGCCCCGCCACCAGACCGGGCGCCCAGAGGAACTGGCCGTCCGTCGTCTTCAGCTTGCGGATGCGGGCCGAAGTGGCCGCATTCATCACGAAACAGGCCCCCTGTCGGTATGGTGCACGCAGCAGCTGGACCAGCTCGATCAGCCGATCCTCCCCGCCAGCCATGAACGCGCCCGACGCGCCGCTCGGGATATATTGCAGCGTGCCGAAGGGGCGTACCCCGTCCTTGGCGGTGGAGATCGGGTTGGTCAGGAAACCCTTGGGCCGGTTGACGCCCGAACCGTTGACGAAGGCCTGCCCCTCCGCGCGGCCGAACTCGGTCGCGATCTCGCTGGCCAGCCAGCCTTCGACATCGAAGGCCGCATCGTCGAGCATCGCCTGGCTGGCCGAGGGATTGGCGTAGAGCTCGCCCATCGGCGGCGCGAGTTCGACGAAGCTGGGCGTCGCCGTTTCGGGCCGCGCCGCCGTCTCGCTCGCCCAGCCCGAAGGCGTGCCGCCGGTGGTCACCAGCTTGCGATAGCCCGCCGAGCCGACCGTCACGACATTGGCGATACTGCGGATCGGCGAGACGTTGCGCAGCACCGATCCGATCGCCGCGTCGATTTCACGCGGCACAGCGAAACCGCCGCTGTCGCCGGTGGTGCCGGTAAAGGCCTTCAGCTCGACGGTGGCGCCGCTGCGCACATAGCCGTCGAACGCGCCGTTCGTCTTGGCCGCCGCGCCGTCCAGCACGGGTCGTTCGATCACGTCCATATCAGTCCCCCTTGGTCAAAATGTGAGTTACGCGGGCGAGCGGCTGCATCGGCACCGTCACCAGGCTGATCTCGATGAGCTCGGCCGACAGGATCGCGCGGGCCGCGCCCTGGTGGACGACACGCGGCCGGTACCCGACCGACAGGCCCGCCACCGCGCCCGAACGGACCAGCGCCGCAAGTGCCGGGTCGTCGACCACGCCCTCGACCGCTAGGCCGCTATCGTCCTCGGTGAGCGCGGTGATGCGCCCCATCGCCTCGCCCCGATGCTGCCAGAGCAGCGGCACGTCGCCCGCCCCCGCGAACGCCCCGCGCCGGATGACATCGCCCGCCCGGTCCATCCGGTCCCAGATCGCGGCATAGCCGGTGAAGGAAAGGCTCATTTCAGCCAGTCCTCCATGCCCAGCCGCATCGCGATCCCCGCCAGCAGCAGCGCGCCGAGCAGTCGGGTCAGCCAGCCGACCGCGCTCTTCCACACCGACGACTTGGCTTCGCGCCAGGCGGTCAGCAGTTCGCGCAGTTCGGCGACATCCTCTGCGGCGTCGGCATCGGCGAGGCCCAGCCGGGTGAGCGCCCGCGTCGCGCCCAGCTCGCCAGCTTCCTCGGCCACCGCGCGCAGCGTCACCAGGTCCGCACCGCTATCCGCCGCCTGCGCCAGCAGTCGCGCCAAAACGTCCCCGCTCATGACAGGCCGACCATCTGGCGCTTCTCCGCCGGATCGAGGAAGTCGGCGCTTGCCGCCATGGCCCAAAGCATCTGGCGTTCCTCGGCCAGCGCGGTGACGCGGTTGATGTCGACCGACAGGCTCGCGCCCTCGAACCAGCCCGCCAGTCCCTGCGACAGGCCGCTCAGGATTCCGCCCGCCAGCGGCAGGATCGCCTGTCGCCACAAGGCACGGTTCGCCTCGCGATAATTGGCATAGGTGTTGTCGCCGGGCAGGCCGAGCAGCATCGGCGGCACCCCGAAGGCCAGCGCGATCTCGCGCGCCGCCGACGACTTGGCCGCGATGAAGTCCAGCTCGGCCGGGGTCAGGCTCATCGCCTGCCACTTCAGCCCGCCCTCCAGCAGCAGCGGACGCCCGGCATTGCCGCTGCCTGCAAAGCCCTCCATCTCGGCGCGCAACCGCTCGAACTGGTCGGGCGTCAACGTCGAACCGTCGCCCGGATCATAGACCAAAGCCCCTGACGGCCGCGCCGCATTGTCGAGCAGCGCGCGGTTCCACACGGCGGCCGCATTGTGGATCGCGATCGCCCCCGCCGCCGCGCCCAGACAGCCCAGCCCGTAATGATCGTCGAGCGGGTGGCAGCTTTTCAGATGCACCACCGACGGCCTC